CTACTCCTTAAAGCAATCGCACAAACTTTAGATGAGGATAAGCCTAAGGTTATTAAGTGTCCAAGTTGTGAAGAAATGAACACAGGAAATGCCAGAAGGTGCATAGGGCATAATGGCGATAAACGGTGTGACTATTACTTTGAGTTTAAGGAGTGTACAAATGAAGAATGCGGGGTCAAAAACGATCTCGCAAGTAGACATTGTCGAGTATGTGGCACAGAGTTGATTGACCCCAACGAGAAATTGCAAATGCTAAAACCATACGATTCAGAGGAATTAAAGGAAGTCGCCGTTATATCAGCCAAGTATGGAATTTCTAATTGTAAAACTGGCTTCAGAGTAAATTGTCTTTATCATTGGAGAGATGAGTATGGGCAGCTATGCGCAAATTATGAATGCTATACCCCTATCAGCCATAAAGCTAAATACGTGTTTTATGGGCAATTCGTGAAACATCATTGTGAAAAGCCGAGTCAATGGTATTTACATTTAGAAAAACGCGATAAAATGAAAGAAATGCTAGAGACGGTTAATACTCCCACACATTTAATTTTAAAAAGAGTAGATAATGGATACAGGATTAAGAAAAAGATTTTTTCACTACAACAAGGAACGTTATGAAGGTAGATATGCGTGTTTGGATGAAGTATAGAAGAGAGGCTAGTGCTATAAGCCAAAAGATTATGTCTTATAAAGATGCAAATGGAGTAGTGCAACTTGGCAAAGAGCCATTAGAAAATCTTTTGAAAAAAATAACCGCTATTTTAAAAGAAAGCTTAAATTATTTAACTCGTTGCGGGTTGACTATGCGTAAGCCTTTATGGGATTATAAAATCGGTAACTATTCAACTCGCGCGTCCAACGTCGCATTTTTATATAAAGATAGAATGTCTGAACAATGTATTTACAAATATGGTAAAAGTTTTATGCGTTCAAAAGTAACGGCAAAAAGTTGATTTTCCATGACGGAAAACAGTAACGATATTCTTCCGGCTGCGCTGGTCATTTAAACCAGTTCAGGATTCTTGTACTAAATGCTAGCCTGTCGTACAAGGCGGATCTTCCCCGTTAATTAGCGCCAAACGATTCTGGCGCGATAGGATAGATAAATCGTGACAGGGTGAGAGCACCCACTGACTATGGGGTTCTTATGCCAAAGGGCGATATCAACACTCTCATATATTGGTTACTTACCCCACCATTTATGGAGATTAGGGGAGAGTATGCAAGCGGTCAAAGCAAAGCGGTCGTGATACGATGCGGCGGCGCAGACACAGTGGTGTTATTAAGTCGTTCGCTGGTTCAAATCCAGCCTCTCTCCGCTCTTATGGCGCCGGCAGCGTCTTGCGCATATGATCATCAATGGTGACCCTCTCGGAGCCTTTTATGAATGACTTTACTTTAGAAGAGCTACATCAAATTTGCTATTTAGCAAATTACTATATAGATATGAATGGGTCGGTGGGTAACATTAATTATGTCTTAAGAGATAAAAGCAACGTTATGATTGACAATTATTGTGAACATAAATGGAGTTGCTGGGATGATGAGCATAATACAAGAGAATGTTTGAAGTGTGGCGAAAAACGTACTGGTGAGATTTAAATGAATGAAAGAGATTTAGAAATACAAAAATCATTAACTAAAGACCAAAAAATGTTTATTTGCTATCAGATTGGTGAATGGTATGTTAAATGGGCTGATTCTATTACTGATAGTGGCACTCCTCATTGGCTTGGCTTAGCAAAAGAAGAGCTAAAGAATTTTATCTGCGGGGATAAGGTTTAAAATCGCTAAGTCTGATTAGTGTGATAATCAGACTTAAGGAATTGAGAAATAATTATTCAGGTTCTTCTGATTTATCCTGTTTCTTAGGCCTTCCCACTTTTTCCTTCAATGGCTTCTTTAATGATGCCTTATATGCTTGCATTTTATTCTTATCGACAAAAATTTCTCTGCTAATGTAATGCATACCCCTAATGATCTTATCGATCTTTTCTTGTAGTCGATCAAATTCATAATGTATCTTGCTTAATGTATCAAGAGCAATTCCATCCAATGGGTCATACTTACCTTTTTTAATCGCAACCAATATCTCGGCACTAATTCCAAATGCTGTCATGATCTCAGAATCAGCAAATTTTTTTTTCAAATAATGTTGGATTTTTATTAAGTCATCATGATTGGGCTCTTGATTGAAGTTATTGCCAATCAATTCTTTTCGCCAATTAGATTGGACTAATTTTGGTTTTTTAACATGAGGTTTCCAGGTATCTATGCTTACAAACTCTTCATCATCTTCGTCATGATCATCTAAACTACACGGATCAAATTCATAAATCTGTTCTTCCATTAGCACATTCCTTGTTCAAATAAGTTAAAATTACAGCCTTAGCAGCATCTTCTCCCCAGACCGCCATTGCTTGATAACCTCTTAATGATTTCCTAGCTAAAAAATCTATTTGATCGGGGGACAGCTTGCCTTTGCCTACCTTTAATTCTATCCATAAACCAGCCTTACCATCTAGTGGTAGCGCAAGGAAAAAATCAGCAATTCCTTTTTTGACGCCCATCCTAGATAACGTTTTAGCCATCTGCCATAAACGTGGATTCTTTTTAACATCAATGAATCGTTCATTAGCAAAATGATGAAAGTCATCGGCAAGATCGGGAAAATTAAAATGGAACCAATTCACTATATTAATGTGAGCGATTTGTTCGGGGGAAAGAGTCATTTTCCTTCACTAATCATCACTGCAATATCTTTTGCGCGTTGGCCAACTTGCTTAGCCCATTCACTATTTAATGCAGCTCGTGCGGCTCCATTATAATCACAATTTTGTAGGCAACGAATCATATCTTTGAATTCTAATAACTTAGTTATGCCTAAGTTGAAATTCATATTGATTAATGCGTTCTTTACACTTTCTGGCTGCATATTGTAAAATGCAAATTCACGAAGTTCCGCAATAGCCTGCTTTAAATCATTTTGAAACATTAACTCTGCTTCATCTGCATGTATGCCATCTTCAAGATTTCTGCCCCACCCCACGGTGCAATGGCCATTTGTATCTATATAAGTATGCAATTCTAATTTTTCATATCCTTTGATCCATGCTGCTAAATCTTGCATGACAAAAATCCTCCTGACTAAAGTTTACAAGTGATTTATTTTTGAGAGAGAAATTGAAACCCGTGAGATTATGCACATCCTGGCATTCCCACGGGCACAAAATAAAAGCTATCCTTAGCCTTTGCATCTACTTCCTTAAGCTGGGCTTACTACCCTATAGTTAATGTAGAGATTTACAGTACTGTCGCCCGTTGCAAAAGCGCCAGTGTCATTTGATAAATATACAGCAGTATCTAATGAAGCGGAAGCGGCAACGTTTATTATTCCATCTCCTCCAGCATTAGATAGGAATCCGCTGGCAGCCACCCCATTTAAGGAGGCAGCAGCTAATGAGCCAGAAGCCGCAGGGCCAGCAGCATGGGCTGTATTACCATATTGTGCAATGATAGCACCACCGGATGTATATTGAGCGGAAACGAAGGCAATATCCCAAAGAATGCTATCAATTAAAATGAGCTTTCCAGACCCTGGGGCGGCTATCAATTGCACGGGTGTTGCATACATGCCTGCAATTTGAGCAGCGCTCAAGGTGACGGTGGCAGTCGCTGCGACGTCTAAAGCCAAGTTAGCAAAGTCTACCGCATTATTGGCAATTTTAGAGCCAGTGACAGCGCCTGCTTGAATAGTAGTGGCACCTGCATTGCTAATATGCACATCACCAGTCATCGCGACTGCTGTTGCTACGTTTGAAGCATTACCGACTATGATATCAGCAGAAGGCAATGTGTTTGAAATGCCGCCATTAGCAGGTACGCCTACAAATGCATCTGTAGAAGCATCATAAGTAAACCAGCCGATTAAATCTGTTGCATAGAATATTAGGACAATATCCTCAGTCTCCCATTGCCAGACGCCATTGTTTAATAGCTCTACGTTTGCAAGCTGGGTGCTAAAATATCCAGCAGTTGTAATAGTTGATAAGTTATCAGTAGTGACAATACCGACAATGTTTGGGAATAGATTAAACTCCCTTTTAATCGATGTAATCATTTTTATCTCCGTATAATTTATCTAGTTTGATGTTTAAGTCTTTCCCTTCTCAACTTGTCTATATCATCAACACCTAAATAATCAACTCCTTCTGCAAACGCATCTGTACGCATGCAATAATTACCTGTCTTCTTTGCTGCGTCTAATTCCTGTACTTTACTCTCATGACGCTCAATACGTTCACCATCTTTGTCGACTCGATTAACTGGTGGTTCAAAGTAACGCATGGCTATCTCCCTTTTTTCTTGGGAATCTTAGCCCCAGATTTCCTCGCTTTGTTAAGACTTGCAGCTATTGCCTGATCTCTGGGATGCCCTGATTCTTCCATTTCCTCAATATTTCTACCAATAACTTTCCTGCTTTTACCTTTCAAAAGTGGCATTCTAGTCTCCTAGTATCGGCCTCCTTTCTTCTTATGCTCCTTCTTATGTTCTTTTTTCTTTTCCTTCATATGCTCTTTCCTTTCTTCCATTCTATGTTCTTTTTTTGATTCCTTCTTCATTTCTTATCTCCAGTTGAGGGATGTTTAAGTTTTTCATCGAGCCATACTGCGCCTTCAGTCAAGAAATTCTTCACTTCACTTAAAATCATATCCTGAATAGCAGGTGAATTATTAATGAACATATGTTCCAGCATTTCAATTATCTTCTTACTAAGGACAGTAGATAACATATTCATTTCTTCTTCCCCTTATGCAATATTCTATCAGCTTTCGCATCTATTTTGGCTTTGCTGGCCGCAGACAATTTACCTTTATGCTCCATTTCTGAAGCGCGTGCCTTCGCATTTTTAGCATGAGAACGATCAGGCATAGGGTACTTTTTTTCACCAGGAAGTCCAAATTCTTTCTTTGGAATTTCCTTACGCGCTTTCGTCGTCAGCTTTGCCATCTTTCTCCCCTTCGGCTTGAGTTTCTTTGACCAATCTTTCTTCCTCAACCTTAATCATCATTTCGGCAGCCGCAACAGCACCAATTAATTGATTGAAATTTGCTTGGGCTTGTTCCCGTTGCTGCATAAAGTGTTGTAGCTTCATTTTAAGGTTGTCTAAAGTGCTTAACACCGCCGGTACTGGCTGTACATCCGTCATCTTTATTTCTCCATTATGTGTTAAAAAATCTTATTAACTTTAGCACAAATTTATCAATAATTTAAATCATCAAAATTACTTCTTATCTTCTGCGTCTCCAATACAATCCCCCAAAGATGCTTAAGGTCGCTGACACTGAGAAATTAGCGAAAGCCACCGCATAAACTGTGGTAGTGGTTGAGTTGGCTACTGTCACGCGTGTTGGAACGGCATTCATTGTAAGAGCGCCGCCGGTAAATGGTATTGTGCCCGCAGGAAAACTAAGTGCAGTTTGAAGTTCTAATGCTGGCAATGTATTACTGGAAGTACTAATGCTTGCCCTGCAATTGGTTAAGACAGCGTTTGTGGATGCATCATAATATCCAATTAATGCCCATACGTCATAATCGCCTGGTTGCAATACTAATGATGTTAAATTTGTTGCTGAGTTAGTGGAAATTGATCCAGGGGATGCGAATGTTACTACGTTGCTACCAAATTCTCCAACGCTGCCAGCTGCCGCATCATTATTTGTTGTGGTACCAATTAAGCCCAGTGTTTGGCTTAAAGTAAGCGATCCTGGTGACGTAAGATTTTGGGAAGAATCTATCGTGAGGCCAGTAGTTAATACTCCTGAAGAATTTGTGGTCTGAAACAACATTTCTGTGGGTACTACACCTGTTGAGATAGTGCCTGTTGCCAATACTAAAATTTCAGCATTTTGTATTATGCTTGTTCCATCGCTTGAGTAAGATGTTAATGTCATCAACGCATCATTTGACTGTACAGCTGTATTACCTCCGACCGTCGTATTACGCGATTTAACAAAATATAATGTAGGCCCTGAGGCATTATTAATGAAGGCGCCAATTGATAAAGATGCGGGTAGTCCATTTTCAGCCAAGGTCATTAAAGAAGCATTTAATGACGTAGAAGTGCCAACATTAAACATGCCCGTACCGTTGGGTATTAAATTGATATTGCCATTAGTATTTATGCTAGAGATTGTGTTTCCAGCCATCCGTAGATTATCAATCGTCAGTGAAGTCTGAAAGACCGGAGATATGTTACCCACAAATTCCCCGGTACCTGATTGGCCTGATAGAGACGTTCCTACAGCATTAATTGTAGTCATTTTGTTTATCCTTAAACAATAGTTAGTCCAGTGCTTTGTTGTGAAACTACCGTCCATATAGTATTAGCGGTAATGCAACGTAAGCGCACATTATCGTATTCATTAACGGCTGATAACGATCCGCCTGTTCCTAGGGTTGACTGCGTTGGGCTTGCCTGTATTTGTTGGCCAGCGCCCTGATGAATCGTCCATAATCCCGCACCTTTGCCATTTACTTCCACCCAGTCGCCAATTGCTGAGGTTGTAGGCAAAGTAAATACAGATAATGTAGCGCCATTGTCAGCCGTGTATCCTCTATTGGCAGTCATTGCTATGGGAGTTGTTATAGCATCCACCCAGCTATTGGCTAAGGACAATACCACATTTCCCGTCTGTGGAACGCCAGACAAACCATTGGCTTCAATTGGATAAGTAGCATTTATTGATGAGACATCACCGGGTACAATTAACTCCACAAAAGTGAGATTAATCGGATCGAATGTGAAGAACCCTATCTGATTAGTTGCGTAGAATATTAGCACTAAATCGGAAGTCGTCCATTGGAAAGCACCATTAATCAATTGTTGAACAATAGGTATCTGTGTTTTCCAGTATCCAGCTATAGTGATGGTAGTAATATTGTCAGTTGTAACAATCCCGACTATATTTGGAGCATCTGAGAAATATCTGTCTATGCTAGTAATCATGAATAATGTCCTTATTAGCTATAAGTGAATCCTGTTGTTAATAATGAACGTGCTACCCAGGTTGTATTAGCTACTGTACATAGTACTTCTATGCAATCAAACTGTTCTGCTGATGCGACACTTACACTTACAGCAGCATTGATAATTTGAATAGTCTGTCCCGCATTAGGTTGTAAAATCCATCCGCCTGCGCCGGTGCCCACTATCGCTACCACTGAACCTGCTGGTGCTATGGCTGGTAAAGTGAATGTCACGGTTCCTGCGTTAGTCACGTAGTAACCCGTATTTACCGCTGCTGTTATTGGCGTGCTTGCTGCAGCTAGCCACTTTTCAAAAGGACTGACTTGGGCATCTACATAAGCTTTATTAGCAATATCTGTTGAACTGACGGGCGTTGCTGCCACCTGGCCTGAGGCCAAAGCAGCCGTAGAATTTGTGATAGTCGCATTCGGGATAGTGAGCCCGATCGGCAATGTGGTGCTCAGCGCGGGTACACTAGAATTGGAAGTTACTAAGACTGCATTAGCCAAAGAAGCAAGTGGCGATAGAATTTGCCCA